GCTTTTTTCTCAGCTATCGTCCTCTTATTTTGCCGTTACATTTCTTTTTGCACTCTAATGATTAATTTACAATAATAATATCGGTAATTATTGAGTAATAATAAATTGATTATTGCAAATGTAATTTAATTCCATCTTCGCGTTATATTCCAATCTTTAATCTCCGCATGGAACAAGTTGCATGCGTGACTATATTAAGACAACTTATAACCACCAAAACATTTGCTTTGCAAGCAAAAACAGTGACCATTGACTCTAAGAAAATTCCGATCTATTGTTAGGATCATCAAAGTTACTTAACAGTATTCCGAAATGAAAATACAAAGCAAGCTAATTGTCTTATTAAACATTATCATTGCATTTATATTATTTGAGCTTTTAGCTCAAAAATTTGGTTTGAGTACATTATTTTAAAGCAAGATAAACAATATCGGGCACTCTAGTTTTTATAATTAACAATTAAACGTCCATAAAATGTTATTTACTTTTCTTCGCTATTGTCATATCTTAATATTGTGGCTTACGCCACTCTACTTTCATCACATTTTGTACGTTTATGTACTCGCCATGAAGCTCTTTCATGGCGATTTTTTATTCTTAATCCAAGAACATACTCCCTACCTATAGCAAAATCACTTTTTTAACAAAAGAATAACGTATTTAGGTAATCATTACGAATTTACCCTATAGGTGCTACTGGCCATTCAATATCCGGTGCTACTGATGTATCAACACTGTTCAGCAACACCCGATATGTCTTCCATGCCGTCAGTAACGATGTCTCTTCCTCCGTTGCGATCTCCAGCTCAGCAACAGTCTGAACGTACCAGGAACAGCCTCCTTCAGGGCTTGAAGGATATCAATGTTCGCTTCCTGTTAACTGCCGGACAAGTGCAACCAGTTCGCTTACCTGATTTTCCAGAGTGCTGATCCGGGTGCCTGCTGTTGCCAGATTTTGACGTAGCGTTGTGTTTTCCTCTTCCAGCGCGGTAACGCGATCATCTGTTTCACGGGCGACCTGAACAAGTAAACCCGTCACGGCGGAGTAGTCAACATTAAGATAGCGAGTTTCTTCGCGTAGCTCGTTGCCGTCAACGGTCGGACCTTGCAACTCTTCACCATAATGAGTAAACGATCCCACAGCTTCTGGTATCGCCTCCATTACTTCCTGTGCAATAACGCCAGCATAAGGCATCCCGTTTTCCCTGAGCGTGTAGGTGTATCCGTTCATTTTACGGATTGCTTTCGTCGCGTCGCTGATAACGAGAATATCGTCTTTAAGGTCGCGGTCTGATGACTGATTCAGCGTTGTGCAATTAATAGCGCCATTTACATCAAACAACTGGCCTGCTGACGTTTTTTGCGCATAAAACAGATACGCAGCAGACGTTCCAACCTCAAAAACGTTTTGTCGATCACTTGATCCCCATACTTTTGCGGCAAATGATAGTTCTGTATTACCTAAGTTCTGTAAAACAAAACGATTTCCAGTCCCTGTTTGTTTTGTAAGAGTTAAATCAACAGTTGAGTTAACCTCATCCTTGTTGATAGTGAGCGCCTGCGCTTTAGCCCCGTTAACAGCACCTGTTTTGAGTTGAACCGCGCCGTCATTACCATTTAACAGTATCTCAGCTCCGCTAAAGAAATTTTTTAGCGACAGCATCTTACTTACGCCGACTGATGAACCCAACGCCCACGCGAGAGAATTACCGGTGCTATCAAACCCACGTACAAAGCAATCCATTTTGCTATAGTCTGACGTGCTTCCAAGGACATCAATTCGCCCTCCGCCAGATTTTACCGGGTTAGATGTGGTTAATGACCTGACAGCAAGATCGGTAGATGAATTGAGATCGTCTACTGTTAGTAATTTCTTCCATTCCTGAATCGTCCCTGCCTCAATTGTTCTTCCCCAAAAACCGGAATTTCGACCTCCGAACTGTACAGCGTAATTTTTACTAAATTGAACATGTATGCCGCCGAGGTTCATAGAACCAGCGGGGCCGTTTGCACCGCCTGAGATCGGTTTAAATTTTTGTATATTATCGGTGTGTTGGGCGTTCCAGTCCTGACCTGTTATCGTTGATATACCTGATCCGGTTGCAATAAAGCCAGACGCTTTAAGATTTTGCACATCAAGTCTGTCGTTTGCAAAATTATATGAAATTGCGGTGCTGGTGCTTCCGGCATCATCATAATCGCTTTTATGAATAAACCAGTTTCCACCATTAGCAATGAGAGTATAAGTAGGCGTGTTAGCCGGGCGATCTGTTTCATTAAATCTTATTGCCGGGTTAGCACTATTTATTTGTAAAGGTTTTTCGACCGTTGATTTCAGTATCGCACTATCTACAATTAAATTACCTTCTGAGGTAAAGTCTAGATATTTTGTAGCACCAGCTGAACCACCGTATGTAAATCTTATTGTTAATCGACCTTGCTCATTTGGAAAAGTCTGAACATACATATCAGCGGCAAGGCGCACAGTGTTATCATTTGCTAACAGTCTCGTATGGAGCATCCCGCCAGTAGTGTATGCGCCAGTAGAATCACTAGTCCTATCGAGAAATAGACTATTAAGCTGAGGGCTGTTATCCCTGCCTAATCCAAGATTAGTTCTGGCACCATCAATAGTTGCCGCGCCAGTGCCACCATGAGAAACATCAAGCGGTATCCATTTTTTTTGTGTATCGCTGTAACAACCCCATGATGAGGCGGTTAAACCCAGGCGCATGGATTTATCATGGTTATATAACCATGTTTCGCTATTCAATTGGTCAAGACGGTCCACTTCATTTTTGCGAGCGTGGCGTGTCCATTGCGGGCCTATTGTCGGACTCCAGCGATAGGTATAAAGCGAGCGAGTAGTCCATCCCTGAAATACACCTGTATACGCTGGTGTTCCATCTACCTGACTAATAAAACCAGTAAGATTACCTTCGCCTGATGCAATAGACGGAAAACCTGTTGCGGAAGCAAAAATGCGCATAAAGCCAATATAACCGGATGGATCACCGGAAATATCAGGACAATTGCGCGGTGATGATCCCAAACCGATGTTAGCACCAACAATACCCTGAGCATGGTTGCGATAATTAAGTGCGTCCGCCGCAGATTTCGCCGCGTTTGTTTCACTGGATTTAGCATTAGTTTCGCTGGCTTTAGCGTTTGTTTCGCTGCTCTTTGCTGCTGCCTCGCTATTTTTCGCGTTGGTTTCTGATTTTTTGGCGGCTGTCGCGGAGTTTGCCGATGCAGTTTGTGAGTCTGCTGCCGCCTGTGCGCTGTTATCCGCATTCGTCTCAGACGTTTTTGCGGCCTTCGCGGAATTTCCTGCCGCCGTTGCCGAGGAAGCTGCGCTACTGGCGCTCAAGGATGCGTTCGTTTCTGATGATTTCGCTGCCTCTTTTGAGGCCGCCGCATCCCGGGCTGAGGTGGCAGCTTCTGACGCTTTCGTGGTCGCGGTGGATGCAGAAGTGGCGGCTGATTGTTCTGACGTTTTCGCCGCACCGGCACTGGTAGCTGCCACGCTTTTTGAGGACTCTGCAGCGGCAGCACTTTTTGAGGCTTCAGTGGCCTTTGTTGATGCCGTTCCTGCGCTGGAAGACGCTGACTGAGCCGACGAAGCGGCCTGTCCGGCTGACGTGCTGGCTGCACGTGCTGAGCCTGTAGCATCAGTCGCATGGGTTGCCGCCTCACGGGCTGATGTGCCGGCATCGCTGGCTGACTTCTTCGCGGCTGCCGTGTCCTGTGCCACTGCGGACGCGTTACGCGCCACCTCTTCCACCATCAGTTCAAAGCGGCGCAGTGCCTCCGGACGGGCATCATCCTCCGTCATGGCACCGAGAAAATCATTCAGCGTACCCGGTTGTGAGTCTTCATACACGGTGATGGTCCCGGCATGCGATGGCGGGAAGCCTTCCACCAACAGAATAACGCTGTACTGACCGTACTCAACGTCCATGCTGTAACGCCCTGCTTCATCCGGATTTTCAGATGCCACCGTGTTCACCACCACCGTGGTGCTGTTACGTTTTGCTTTCAGCTGGATTGTGCAGTTCTGTACCGGTTTACCTGCACCGTCTTTCAGTACACCTGAAATCTTTACTGCCATATTCACCCCACAAAAAAGCCCGCCTGAACCGGCGGGCTGTCATAACACTGTGTTACCTGGCTAATCAGAACTTATAACCGACACCCACGATGAAACCGTCAGTGCGCCAGTCGCCACTGCCGGAGCCTTCATAAGCAATATCAATGGCCACCGATTCGGTCGGGTTAAACTGCACGCCAGCTCCCCACGCCAGAGACGTGTTGCTGTGGCGACCGTCATCACTTCCGGTCAGCACATCGTGCGTTTTCCCCTTGTTGTCAGTTACGCGGAGATAATCCCCGGAGAAAGTCGACACACGGCTGTAAGCCACACCCGCCATCGCATACGCGCTGAACCATTCATTCACGCGTACAGACGGCCCCGCCATCACGCTGAACCAGCGGTTACGTAAGGAATCTTCATGCCAGCGGGTATCGCTGTAACGGGTCAGCTGGCGATTCTTGTCTCCTGCATAGCTGAATGACGTCACCAGCCCTAGTGTGTCCGTAAACTCATAACGGTATTTCACGTTAATCCCGTTCAGATCATCGCTGCCGGGAACGTTCGTCGAGGCATGAAGATAGCCCGCGCTCAGCGTGGACTGATGTTCAGACGCCCATGCAGGCGCACCGGATACGGCCAGACAGATGGCTGCGGACAAAATGGCGGCATAAAGTTTACGCATAATTACCTCTCGCTTTTCTGCAATAAAAAAGGCGCCAGAAATGGCGCCCGCATATGGGTTATGAAAATTCAGCTAATCGTGATACCTGCTGTGGATTTCTTCATCACCACAACCAGCAAATCGCTGATACTGGCTGTGGGATACCAGTCATTTACCAGCCACGCTGATACCGAAAACTCCAGCGTCATGTGACCGCGACCAGCAGGCATATCAATAACACCTGTATAAACCAGCGTATTATCCAGCGCGGTACGGTTATAAATTTCAGCACCGTTTTTCTTCACTATCAGGCGGCATGACGAATAAATATCGTTATTCTCCCGCTCATGTTTAGCGCCACGAAACGCCACCGCGGGAATAACAATCTGCCGGTCAAACGGCTGATCGTCATAAACCCTGACGGTAATGGTCCCTGATGGCCACCGCTCCGGTGCACGGGAGTCCCGGGGGAAAGCTTTGCCCACTGTTTTAACGAGATCGCCTTCAATCTGGTTCGCGGACAGTTTTCCCAGAACCCGACAGTTCTCGTTAATCGTGACATTGTTGAGCGTCCCGGCGTTCGCATTCACACTGCCACTGATATCCGCATTTTTAGCGGTCAGCTTTCCGTCCGGTGTCAGGGAAAATACCGGTGGATTTCCACCACTGGTAATGGTGGGGGCCGTCAGGCGTTTGAGGAACACGTCGTTCATGAATATCTGGTTGCCCTGCGCCACAAACATCGGCGTTTCATTCCCGTTTGCCGGGTCAATAAACGCGATACGATTGGCGGCAACCAGAAACTGGCTCAGTTTGCCTTCCTCTGTATCCTCCATGCTGAGGCCAAGCCCCGCGACATAATGCTTACCGTCTTCGGTCTGCTCAATTTTGACGCCCCACATGGCGTTCCATTTATCGTTAGCGTCCTTCCACTCTTTCGAAAACTCCTCCAGTCTGCTGGCGTTATCCTCCGTCAGCTCGACTTTTTCCAGCAACTCCTTGCCGAGATGGGATTCGGTTATCTTGCCTTTGAAAAAATCCAGGTAACCTTCCGCATCATCGCTCGCCCGACCGACGGCCTCCACAAATGCCGATTTGCCAACGGTGTTCACACTGCGAACGTAAAAATAATAATCATGGCCCGGTTTGATATTGATACTGGCGGCTATCCAGTACAGCCCCGTGCCAAGATAGCGGGCTGTGGTTTCAACCTGCCTGATATCGGTAATCCGCTTTTCCGAGAACCAGAACTCAAACTGTACCGTCGGATCATAAACCGCAAGATGCGGCGTGGCGGTTATCTGAAAATAGCCCGGCGTCAGCTCAATCCGCGACGGTGCTGCCGGTGCGGCGATCCGGAACGATACCGATGCCGGATCGCCCTGCTGTCCCCACGCATTTACCGCCCGGACCGTCAGCCTGTAGTTCCCCAGCGCCAGTTGCGTGAAGCGGTATGTGGTTTCCGTCGTCCTGGCCGTGCTGACCAGCCGCTCACTGCCGTCATCCGCTGCCACGGTCAGGCGAAGCATAAAGCTCACGCCCTTCACCACCTTCGGCGTGTCCCATCGCGCCAGCACCTGATATTCCCCGCTGTCTGCGGTGACTTCGGCGGTCAGATGCTGCACTGCTGGCGGCGTGACACCATTCACCGTGCCGCTCTGGTCACCGTCAAAGTGCGCCCCGTTATCCACGATGGCTTCTTTCTCCGGTACATGCTGCACGGCAGTGATGGCATACGTGCCGTCGTCGTTCTCACGGATACTCACACAGCGGAACAGGCGCTGGCGCAGCGTCGGCAGCTTCAGCCCCCACACGCTGTACTCGGCAACGCCGTCAGGAACCCGGCTCACTTTCACCTTCACGCCGTCGGTGACGGACTGGACCTCCACGCTGACCGGATTGCCACTTCCGTCAACCAGGCTTATCAGCGTGGTGCCGGAGGATGGCAGCGTGATTTCACGGTCGAGCGTCAGCGTCCGGGTCTGGCTGTTCACCGCCAGCACGCGCCCGCCGGTGCTGATACCGGCATAGTCATCATCGCAGATTTCAATGACATCGCCCGGTACATGGCGAAGCCCTTCTGCGCCGACGCTGAAATCCACGGTCTGCGTCTCCAGCAGTTCTGTTTTAATCAGCCACAGCCCGGCGCGGTGCGCCTGCCCCCGACTGGTACAGCCAAACGCATCCATCTTCGTGACGTTACGACCGTAACGGGCAATGGCCTGCGAGTCCTCCACAAGCTCTGTTGCCGTCTCCCAGCCGTTATCCGGGTCAATCCAGTTCACTTCAACGGCATTATGGCGGTCTTTCAGGGCGCTGAAGCTGTAGCGGAATGGTGCGCCATCATCCGGCATCACCACATTACTGCGGTTATAGGTCCACACCTTATCTGATGGTCGGTCCTGCACGAACGTCAGCGTCTGCCCGTTCCATACCGGCATACAGCGCATCGCCGAGCAGAAATCACTGAGCACATCCCACGCCTTGCGCTGTGTGGTCAGGTACGCATTACAGGTGATGCGCGGCTCCGTGCCGCCAAAGCCGTCCGGCACCGACTGGTCGCAGTACTGGCCGATGACATACAGCGCCCATTTATCCACATCCGCCGCACCAAGACGTTTCCCCATGCCGTAGCGCGGATGGGTCAGCATATCCCACAGACACCAGGCCATGTTGTTGCTGTATGCCGGTTTAAACGTTCCGTCCCAGATACCGCTGTATTGCCGCGTCTGCGGGTTATAATTCGACGGCACCTGCAGAATACGCCCGCGAAGATGATAATTACGGCTCACCTGCTGGCTGCCGAACTGCTCCGAGTCCACCTGCACGCCGACCAGTGCCGTGTTCGGGTAGCACTGTTTCACATCGATAATTTCGGTGTATGACGACCAGAGCGTTTTGTTCTGCAGCTGGTCTGTGGTGCTGTCCGGCGTCATCCTGCGCATCCGGATATTAAACGGGCGCGGCGGCAGGTTATCCACCACCACCGAGGCCAGATACTGTGAAGTGGTTTTACCCTTAATGGTGATGTCTTTTTCCGTCACCCAGCCACCGTTACGTTGTATCTGAACCAGCAGGCGGACTTCCGATGGATTCCTGTCCCCCTTTGAGGTGGTTTCCACCAGTGCCTGCACACCGAAGGTAAAACGCAGTCGGTCAATGTTTGCCGACGTGATGGTCCGGGTGATCGGCGTGTCGTATTTCACTTCCGTACCCAGCACCGTCTCGGAGCCGGAGGATTCAAATCCCTCCGGCGGAGTCTGCTCCTGCTCACCAGCCCGGAACACCACCGTGACACCGGCGATGTTGGTATTCCCCTCACTGTCCAGCACCGGCGTACTGTTCAGCAGTACGCTTTTTAATCCATCCACCGGACCTTCAATCGGCCCTTCACTGATGGCGTCTATCACGCTCAGCATCTGGGATGATTTCAGGTTGTCCTTCGCTTCGCGCGGGGTATGCCCCTTACTGCTGCCTTTACCCATTCCTCACGCTCCATAAACGACAAAACCGCCCGCAGGCGGTTTCACATAAAATGTTTTGCATCAGCGACCAATCACCACAACCTGACCACCGTCCCCTTCGTCTGCCGTGCTGATTTCCTGAGATACCACCCGCGACCCCACGCGCATTTCACCGTACAGAACGGGCAGAACATTGCCCTGGGCAACCATGTTATCCAGTGAGGAGAAATACGTGTTTTGTTTGCCGTTATCCGTTGTCTGTGTACGGGGAGTTCTGGCTTTCGGTGCCAGCATCTGCGCCACACCACCAAGTACCATACTGGCACCGAGAGAAAACAGGATGCCGGTCATACCACCGGCCCCAATGGCTGCCCCCCATGCTGCAAGGGTGGCTCCGGCGGTAAAGAATGATCCGGCAATGGCGGCTGCTCCCAGGACAATCTGGAATACGCCCCCTGACTTGGCCCCGGCGACTCTGGGAACAATATGAATCACAGCGCCGTCAGGCAGAACCTCATGTAACTGCGCCGTCAATCCGGACGTGCTGACATCCCGCCCGGCAATCCGTACCTGATACCAGCCGTCGCTCAGTTTCTGACGAAACGCCGGGTTCTGCATGGCCAGCGCCCGGATGGCTTCAGCCCCCGTTTTCACACGAAGGTCGATGCGGCGGCCAAATCGTTGTAAATCCCCGTAAAGGCAGATGCGCGCCATGCCCGGTGACGCCAGAGGGAGTGTGTGCGTCGCTGCCATTTGTCGGTATACCTCTCTCGTTTGCTCAGTTGTTCAGGAATATGGTGCAGCAGCTCGCCGTCACCACAGTAAATGGCGGCATGATTCGGCACCGATGAACCAAAACAGCACAGCAGCACATCGCCCGGTTGTGCTGATGACAACGGCACCTGATACAGCCCTGTGGCCTCCAGATTATCCAGATAGAGATTCTGACCGTGACGCCACCAGTCATCCCCGCGATGAAAATTCGGCATCTCAATCCCCGCCAGATGATAAGCATCCCGGAACAGCGTGTAACAGTCCGTCACCCCGTGCTCAAAGCGCCGCCCGGTGAGATGCGGCACACAGCGGAACTTATGAATCGCCCCCCGGCAGACCAGCAACCACGGCAAATCACTCTGCACCTGCAGCCGCCGGTCAGCCTCACTCAGCCAGGGCAGACCACCGGGGTGGCTGTGGACCAGCGCCACAATCTCACCCTGCATTTCTGCCTGCAGCCAGTCCTCCGGAGCCATCCGGAAATAATCCTCCGGCTCACCGGAAATATTCACGCAGGGAAAATATCTTTCCCCCTCCGGCGTTCTCACCACGAAGCCGCACGACTCCGCTGGCGCACATCGCCGGGCGTGCGCCAGAATCGCTGATTCTGTCTCTGTCATGGGATTACTGCGAAAGTTTGTTAATGGAAAGGAAGCCGCCAAAGTTGCCGACGTTATTGCGAAACTTACAGCCACTCAGGCATTTGCTGCATTTATCCTTCGTGATATCGGACGTTGGCTGGTCATATTCATCCGCGACCGCCGGACCGTGATAACCGCACTCATCGCCGCGATAGGTCCAGGTGCAGGTGTTGGCCAGCATGATACGTCCCGGAAAAACAGCGCCGTCCGTTTCCGTCGGCGTGGACAGTACAAAAGAGGCACTCACCGCGCTCAGTTCGCTGCACTGCTCAATGCGCCAGCGGCTGATCACCTCCTGCTCCGGATCGGCGTCGCTGTTTCCGTTGACGAAGTTCACCGCATCCAGAAAACGGGCGTAAACCTTACGCCGGACCACCGTTCCGCCGACCAGACTCTGCAGATCTTCCGCCATCCCGGTGACCATACCGTACAGGTTAGAAACCGTCAGCGTGGGGCGCGTACTGGTGCCTTTGCCATTCAGTTCAAAACCACTCCCCTGAATGGGATACGGCTGATACTGTCGCCCCTGCCAGGTGACCGGCTCACCTTTTTCGTTCTGCTCATTACAGAAAAAATAACGTTCTCCACCGACCTCTGTCAGGTCGATTTCCCAGAGCACCACGCTGGCCGACTGCTCCGCACGGGTGCATTCATTCAGTGTTTCCTGCCGGATATCCTGCATCAGTTCACCACCTGTTCAAACTCTGCGCTGAACTCAACACGCAGCATACTGACCCGCGACGACCATTTTGCGCAGGTCACCTTTATCTGCCGCCACTCATAAGGCGGCGTCCACAGAAAGGCTTTCCAGCCCCCGTGCTCTTCCAGAAACGACTCCAGTACCGTGGCCTCCTCACGGGGGACAGAAAGCGTCACGCTGTACGTTTTCAGGTTGGCATTCAGCCCGGCAGGCGCTCGCTGGGAATAGCCATCACCAAAGCGCACCTTTCTTACAGAAGGGGCCGAAGCCACATCCATACCGGGTTTCACTTTCCAGCGGAAGGTTTTCATCGTCCACCTCCGGAGAACAGGCCACCATCACGCATCTGTGTCTGAATTTCATCACGGGCACCCTTGCGGGCCATGTCATACACCGCCTTCAGAGCAGCCGGACCTATCTGCCCGTTCGTGCCGTCGTTGTTAATCACCACATGGTTATTCTGCTCAAACGTCCCGGACACCTGCGACCGGCTGTCAGCCAGACTGCCCGGTGTACCGACATAACCACCGGTGGCATAGCCGCGCATCAGCCGGTAGAGATTCCCCACGCCAATCCGGCTGGTTGCCTCCTTCGTGAAGACAAATTCACCACGGTGAACAATCCCCGCTGGCTCATATTTGCCGCCGGTTCCCGTAAATCCTCCGGTTGCAAAATGGAATTTCGCCGCAGCGGCCTGAATGGCTGTACCGCCTGATGCGGATGCGCCGCCACCAACAGCCCCGCCAATGGCGCTGCCGATACTCCCGACAATCCCCACCATTGCCTGCTTAAGCAGAATTTCTGTCATCATGGACAGCACGGAACGGGTGAAGCTGCGCCAGTTCTGCTCACTGCCGGTCAGCATCGCTGCCATATTCTGTGCAATACCATCAAAGGTCTGCGTGGCTGCACTTTTTACCTGCGACATACTGTCCGTGGCGCTCTCTTCCCACTCACTCCAGCCGGACTTCAGGCCTGCCATCCAGCT